GTTGGATTCAGCGGCCGCCGAATTGTAAACCGACTGTTTAAGTCCGACCGATATTGCTAGTGTCTGTTGCGATCCGTTGTTGTCTGTGTAAGGAACAGCAAAAGAAATGTTCTGCATGTCTGCCGGTGTTATGGCATATTTCACGTTGTCACTTATCCTATGATAAGTTCTGAAAGGTCCCAAAGGTAAGTTAGAGAAGTTGCCATCTCCAAATACTAGATCTATCTTATCATCAGATTTAGTAACAATATTATAAATGTTTCTTTCTGTGCCTGATAAAGAATTGTAAATCGCATTGTTCCCAGACAGTGAAGGTACCTGTGTCCATTTCTCTGCTATCTGTCCGAACTGATTTAGTTTGTACAGCCATACATCCGAGTCATTGATGTTGCTGGTTGCTATCGATCTAATGTAATTTGTAATTGCTGTGTCTACCGTGAAGTCTGAGTACTGCATCGTGCCTTGCTTGAATAAGAAAAAGAATCCTGTATTGTTGGAACTGTCTCCGCCTCCGTCAGTCCTGTACGTGTAAGTTAAACCTGTGCCCGGGACAGGATCCGATTCATATATTGAATCAGAATTGTTTATGGTGCTTGGTACTATTTCAAACTGTCTTGATATCCCACCAACTGACTTGACATACTTGAATAAAGGTAGATCGACTTGGTTAGAACTTAATGTGTACACTTCTGTGTCTATTCCACCTATTTGTCCTGCCTCCCTTGGGTTTCCAAACAGTTGTCCTGTTTGGTTTGCGGCGTTCAATATCGCAATAAACTGTTCTCTGTAATTGCTGTTTGCAGAGTCATTCCAGATAACGGTTTGGTTCGATATGTTTGTTCCTGAACTGTCTACCACGTCCTGTGTTGTAGACATAGAATTAATTTTCAAAAGCCCTGTTGCTGGCCTGTTTCTTTTGGCGTTGTAATTGATAAGACGTGCAAGTCTTAGTACCGAGTCTCTTCTTTCTGCTGTTTCTAAGAAGTTTTCCCTGGCATTTAGATCAACCCTGAAACTCAACGCCTGTGCTATGTAGGCGATTAGATCTATGAGTGCAACGTACTCAGAACTCTCCACGAAATCGTTGAAATCATCTGGGTAGTTCTCACGCAGATATGCCACCATTGTTCTACGTAGAGTTTCAAAATCGTATGATTTGAAATCTGCCTGTTGGAATGACTGGTAGATCTTCTGCCAATCTTCCGCTACTAGTAATCTGTTCTGTCTGTCTGTTGTGGCCATAGTATATACAACGATATTTATGTGTTAGGAAATATGCGTATATTAAGATAGGCGTAGCAACGAGTTTTCATCGAAATTAAAGTTTAATTTCTCTGTGATATTCAACGGAACATACCTAATAGTTGCTTGTATTGATATGCCTTGCTCTGCTTCAGATACTAATATATCTTCTGTTGCTATACGTGGATCTGCATTGAGATTGGCCGTTACATCCTCTATGATGGCTTCTTTTAGAGCCTCTGTGAATGGTTCGAATATGGCATCATATATTATTGTGCCAAATTCTGGATTCTCAACACGCTCGCCTTTACGAATAGAGAGTCTGTTGATCAGGTCCTGTTTGGCAACTTCGAAGTCATACAACTTGAAGTTCTTCTTGTCAGCACGACTGCTGAATCCTTTAAAGGAAACTTGATTATCTGACTGAGCGCCTGAACCACCGCCTCCTGAACCACCGTATGCCATTAATGTAACCTCCTAAATTCCACATCCACCTTGCTGTAATCCACAGCATAATAACCAGTGTCTGTCATGTGCCTTGCCCATGGAACTTCCTGTGCCATCACTCCCATGTACCTGCCAGGCAGTTGTTTGTATTTAAATGAATAAACGTTTATTCCCGCTGGCGACTTGCCAACAAATCTTATTTCCTCTTTCAGTCTTTCGTCACTGAAACTGAATCCTGAACTGAAGAAACTACCAACAGATGATGCCACTGAACTTATCGTTGCTCCTCCTAGGAACTGTGGCAATTTGGTTGCTCCTATCTTGAGTCCTAGACTGCTGGCCGAGTTCAAGCCTCCGACACGTGCCAACTGCCTTGCACCCATGCCGCCGCTCATAAATCCTGTTAGGAAGGACGATGCCTGCCCTTTTATGGCCGATATTGCCGTCGACGTGACTGCGGATGTGACCTGTCCTCCTATCACGTTCTTGAACACATTGGTGGCCGCCTTGAGATCACCTATTGATGCAAGGTTGGCTATGTTGATGTTGCCTGCGACACCTGATATGTCTATGCCACCTATGCTTGTTGGAAGAGATCCTCTTTGGAATATTGTGTTTCCAAACTTGTCCACTCCTATTGCTTTCTTTGTCAGGTTTCCAAAACCTTTCTTGAAGGCGTTGCTGGCCACGTTGGACAGTGCCTTGGACCCTATATCTGTTGCGAATCCCTTGGCGTTTCCCGCCGCAAGTTTTGAGAAGTCTGCTCCACCGCCCAATGCGAAAAGTTCGCCTGCTTGGTTCACAAAAACGTTATCCTTAAACATGGCAACCGCTTCTGATCCTGATACTGTGCTGATAACCTGGTCTGCCAGTTTCTTCGTTGTGTTGTTGATGACATCACTTGTTTTTTCTGACACATCAAAACTCCCGAGCTTACTGCTGATGCTGTCTGCTATGTCCCATTTGCCTTTTGCTAAATTTGTTACATTAAACATCTTGTCATAATCTTTTCCCAGATCTGCCATTATCTTTCTGGCGTCGGTACCGCTGGTAGACGTTCCCATCTTGTCCCTAAGGACTCTTTCAGCGTCTGCTTGGAACTGACCAAGCCTGATACTTTCTACTTTGGATAGACGATTTCTCTGTTCCATGTACTCGACTGTGCCTGGTGTTGTGGACAATTTGTACCACTGTTTTGTGTCCATCTGGTCGTCTGTTGGATCAAGACTTGGTAGTGCACCGTCTGTTGAGAATCCTTTGAATCTAGGCACCGGTTCGTGCGTGATGAATCTGTGTACAGTTGTTTTGGTCTGTTTAGTGAATGATCCCAATGGCTCTATTCCTTTCTTGGCTAGTTCCACGTCTCCCTCTAGTCTAGGCTCCATGCCAACCTCGGATGGTTTCAACCACTTAGGTCCCCATTGGGGACTGGCCTGAATTGAATTGAAATGTACCTGTGCACCGGCTAGGTGTATTTGTCCTCCGGCTCCCACTAGCACCTGACCGTCTGTGTATGAGAACATACCACCTTTGGCGTATGTGGAAATCTGTCCCTCTTGGGAACTTGTGAACACACCCTTGTCCGCCATTGTCTGCAGGTAGTCCGTTGAAATTAATATCTGTCCTGGTTGTCTAGGAATTGATACATCGGCTGTGGACTTCTGTCCTTTCTTGACCGATATGTCATCTGGCTTGTAATACACGTCATCCGATCCTGGTGCTGACATACGTATACTTTGACCGGCGTGCATGTTGATGTTGGCGTCGGCATGTAGATTGAAGTCACCCTGTGTCCTCATGTTGATGCCTCCAACACCTGAGAATATGTCTATCCTGCCGTCCTTGTTCATCTCTATCCAGGCGTTACCTGATGCGTTTGCTATGTACACTATTCCTTCCGAGTCGTGCATCAGCAACTGGTGTCCTGATGACGTACGTAATCTTGTCAGTTGGTTCGTTCCGTCCTCTGCACCATCGTCCATGACGAAAGTGTGTCCGGCCAACCTGTCCACTATTGCTTCTTCTTCTGAGTCGTTTGCTCCAACCTTGGTTGGTGTCGCGCCAGGGTTGAGTCTACCTGGTGTGCTCATACCGAAAACCTGGCTAGGTGATTCTCTCTGTGCGGATGATGTTGTGTTTCCTCTGATGTTGTCTGCACTCAGACCTTGCGTCATCAATGTGTCTGCAAGTGGGTGTACAGGTTTGTCCTTTGTGGTGTAATTCTCATTGGTGACCTCGGAAAACCTGTTGACCTCACCGGCCGGTAAGTTGGTTGATCCGTATTCTTCTTGGGTGTTTCCTCCCAGCTCATCTGTTACCTTGTGGGAAGACGCTATACCTGGTGTCATGTGATTGGTCAGTGGTTCCTGCACACAACCTATCCAGAATGCTTCCTCCATCTTGCCCTCTGCAAATATTACTAGTACCCTGGTCTCAAGGTCGGGCGGTACTGCCCAGAACCCGTATGAGAACTGTGAATCTGTGTGTTTCTTGCCTGGCTTGACGTGCCTCAAACCTTTGTTTCCATAGAATGGAGATAGGTAGTCACAGTCTATCAGTCCATCAAAATCAGTACTGACATTCCCTTTAAGAGACGGTATGAACACCTTGAGTCTACCCGCCCTCAAAGGATCGCTGTTGGCCTTGACTATTCCCACATATGGGCCCGGTGACAGTGATCCCCAGTCCTCGTTGGTTTTGGGTGCCTTGGGTGTTGAAGCGTCACCTTTTAGATAGTCGTGTAGTCCTGCAACCATTATCCTAATCTTCCTATATTAAATTTTGCTTTTAAAAGTGCTATCTTGCCTTCTACGTAAGAGCTGAACTTGTCTTTTACTAGGGATACCTCATTGACATACTCGCCTGTCTCAATCAACCCGCCGCCAATGTGAGGACCGTAGTTGTTGTGAATGTTGAATTTGACATATTTTTTCGCTTGAGGCACATATGGTTGTTTACCCTGATTGTGGAATCTAGTCATCATCAATGTCTGCAGGAACTTGCCATCGTCGAACGTGTTGGTAATTTGATGAACCCTATAGAAGCCAGAGAACGCTATCTGCTCGTCCTTGCCGAGTTCGTACGTTCCAGTCGCATCGTTGATGTCTGTTGGAGTACGGAAGTTGAGTTTGACTACCACGTCTCCGTTCCCCATGTTGTAGTTGCCGAATATCTCATTCCATATCATTCTTACATTTTCTCCACCAGCCAGTGTTGCTCTATTCTCTGCTAGAGTGTTCCTCTCTGCTGTCGTTGGTATAAACTGTGTCTGTCCTAGGAAAGACGGATCGCCCAGTATGGTCATGTTGATCACTACCATGTCCGCTTGAGGGTTTGACAGTGCGTCAAGTCGCTGATCTAACGCTGTGGTTGATCCTTTGTTTACTCCTGCTGAGACACTTTTAATACTTGATGGCTCCGATTGATGTAAAAATCTATCCTGAAAAGGATTGAAAGTGCTTGGCTCTCTTTTTTCTACAGACGCACCTTCTGTGTCTTCCTTTGAAAAGCCATCTCCTGATCCTTTGCCCTCTACGTCTTTCAGTTTTGACTGGAAATAGGCCACCTTGTACTTGATGTCGAGATCCAGTATGTCCACGTTATCACCTGTGAATATGTAATTGAATTCTTTTTTAACATAGGGACCGAAATACGTACCTGTACTTGTTCCAGGATCCGCTAGTGCATAGGCGTGAACCCTGTAGGGTTTTATCTCAAATTTAATTTTCCTTGGATGTTTCGCCCTGATACGGTCAAACTGGTCTGAATCTGGAACCACACTCGAGTGTATCATGAAATAGTCGAAATACATGTCGTCGCCGCTAGGGGCCTCTATCCTTTTTTTGAACTCCTCCACTGTCTCATTGTCTGTGAACTTCTTCAGTCCCTTCATCAGTTCCGTCATTATGGTCAACAGGTTGTCGTTGGTCTTAACCTGTGCGGCCCTCAGGTGGGCTGGCTTCCCAGGCTGTTTAGAAGTTGGCCCAACTGGGATGTCTGATGTTTTTGGGTCCGAGAACACAGTCTCGTTTGCGAAATCTTTGTGTACGACTATCTCGTAGTGATCTGCAACTTCGGCCACCTTTTGATCTACGTCGTCTTTTGCCTGCTTGTTCATTAACTCGGCCAGGCTGTCCATTGTCTCCTGCATGTTTTTGCCTCGCTTCACTGTGCCTGCTGTTCTAAGGTACACGTGGTGATTCAGGAATCCATGCTCGTTGTAGGGTATCGCTGTCACTGTATAAGTTGTGCTACCTTGGTTCACGTCCAACTCCATGTTTGTGATCTTGATCGGTATCCTCCTTGTCATATTCTGCTGGTCTTTGGTGGTTACCACGTTGCCGAGCTCATCAAACCCCCTGAACTCCATTGAAAGCATGTATGGTGCACTGATGTGATCCAGGTAATTGCAGTTTGCGGCCGCTCCACGCATCTTGTCAAGTAAAGTGATGCCCATGGGCTCTGTGATGACCATGTCTATCTTGGTCACTGATGTGCTTCTTCGTTGTTCGTTCAGGCCTGGAACATTCATCATTTCTACCTTATTGAAGTAAAGGTCACGTCCCCCTTTTAAATTCTCACGTGCCTCACTGAGTGCCTGCTGTCCTAACTCAGACTTTATTGTTCCTTGATTCGCTGAACTTAGGTTATCTGTTGGTGACGGATCGCCTATCCCTCCACTCCTTGCTATTATGTCGTGTGGTGCACTTTTTAAAAATAAATTAGGATTCTCCAACTCCCCCTGTGTCAGAGCACTGAGGGTGAAAAGGGTAGTATAACTGGCATACTTGAAAAGTGCATTTGGTACTATGTTCTCCTGGAGAGGAGCCTGGGTTGTCTTGTCCTGTGAAACAGATCCGTCGTAACCGTATGCCTCTCCCTCATAATCAAAACTGCTGTTATCTTTAGGACCACTCACTCCAAGCATGTCGGGTCTTCTGTTGTCGTTGACACGCCCTAGATCCTGTTTGTTTATATTTTTATTGCCGCTGAATCTTGTCTTGAAATTGCCAGAGTTTTTTGTATAAGGACCGTAATTTTTCGATGGTCTTTTAGTGGATTTTTGATAACTTTTTCTGGCCTGGGCAACAGGGCCGTCATAGTCGTAGGAATCTTCTTCTATGATGTTGTTGTCTTTGTCGTAAACTATCTTATTATAAACTTTCATTAGTTTATATTCCTAAATCTTTGAGAACGTTTTCTTTTTTTGGCAGTTTGAT